GAAGGGACCATCACCTTTGCCGCGCGCGACGCCTGGGCCCCGGTCGAGCTGGTCTGGCAGCCGGCGACGCCGGAGCCCGCGCCGACCCCGGAACCCGTGGTCGCGGCCGGCACTCCGCCCGCCCCGAATGATGCCGCACCCGGTGCGGCCCTCCAGGAGGGCGTGGTCGAGCTGGTCTACACCGCCACGGTGCACGAGGCCGCGGTGGACGACGCCGGCAACCTGGACTGTGTGCTGATCGAGGCCGGCGAGAGCGCCAACGGCAACGTCTACAGCCCGGAGGTCCTGGAAGCGGCTGCGCCGCTGTTCGTCGGGGTACAGATGTACGTCGACCATCCTACACGGACCGAGGAACGCGAGCGCCCCGAGCGCAGTGTCCGCGACCTGGCCGGCCGGATCATCGAGGCGCACTTCGCCGACGGCAAGATCCGCGCCCGGGCGCGCCTGAGCCAGGCTGCTTCCTGGCTCAAGACGCTGGTCCAGGAAAAGATCGCCGGGGATCTGTCGATCAACGCCCAGGGCCGCGGCCGGAAGGAGGGCGCCAAGTTCGTCGTCGAGGCGATCACCGCGGCCCGGTCCGCGGACTTTGTCACCACCGGGGCGGCCAAGGGGCGCGTGCTCGCCGTCCTGGAAGCCTACCGCCCCGATTCCTGGGAAGCGCTCACGGTCGAAGCCCTGGCCGAGCATCGCCCGGACATCCTCAACGCCATCGCCGCCCGGGAGAAAGACAAGGTGTATAACGGCCGCGAGGCCGTCTTGCAGGAAGCCGCGGCTGCGCCGCTTTTGCGCGAGCAGCTCGCCACATTGCAGAAGCAAAACCAGGAACTGGCCGCTGCTGCCGAGGCGCGCGCCGTGGTGGACATCGTCGCACAATCGCTCAGCCAGGAGTCCGCCCTGCCCGAGGCTTCCCGCCAGGCCATCCGCCAGCGGATGGTCACCGTAGCCCTCGCCGACGCCCCGGCCACGCTGGCCGGCCTGCTCCAGGAACAGAAAGACCTCGTCGCGGCCCTCCTGGAGGCGGGCAAAGTGCGCGGGCACGGGGGCGCGGAACGGGACGAGGCTGCCGTGGCGCAAGAGGCCCACGTCGCGGTGGTGGAGGGGTTCAAGCGGTTGGGCCTGGATCCGCAGCGTGCTGAGATCGCGGCCCAAGGCCGCAGCAAGTAGGAGGTTGGCACCATGGCCAAGAACGGCATCTGCACCCGTCTGAAGTTCGTCATCGAGGCGATCAGCGCCGCGGTCACCTCGGGCGACCCGGTCCTCATCGGGACCGGTGGCCTGCACGGGGTCGCCCAGACCAGCTCCGAGACCGGCACCAACAAGGTCGAGGTCGACGTCGGCCAGAGCGTCCACGACCTGTCCGTCAAGGGTATCGACGGCGCCGGCAACTCGGCCGTCGCCATTGGCGACAAGCTCTACTACACCGCCGCCGACACGCCCAAGCTGAACAAGAAGGTGACCGGCACGCCCTTCGGCTACGCCCTGGAGGCGGTAACCGCCGGCGCGACCGACACGATCAACGTCCTGGTGATCCAGTAGGCTGGGCGCTGCTCGCCCTGTCTGGAGAACGCCTGGCCCTGGGCCAGCAAGGAGAATACCACGATGGCTGAGTTTCTGGAACTGATCGAAACCTACCGCGGCAACCAGGTCAACGTTGCCAACATCTTCGGCGGGGAGGGCCGGCGCATCGTCCCCAAGAACACTCCGGAGTACGAGGCCCGTTTCGCCAAGGCCCTGGCGTTCATCGCCGACGTGCAGGAGGGCCGCCGGCCCGTCCAGCAGATCCGCGAAGCGATGACGACCTCGGACTTCCCCTTCCTCTTTGGCGATGCCCTGGACCGGCAGATGCTCGCCGCGTACCAGGCCCCGCTGGGACCCGAGTACGAGTGGCGGGACTACTGCCGCATCGGCACCGTCCCCGACTTCCGCACGGTGAAGCGCTTTTCCTTCACCGGCCTGACCGCGCGCCTGACGAAAGTGGGGCAGAAGGGAGAGTATCCCGAGAGCGCCCGCGACGAGGCCAAGTACGAGTACGCCATCTCCAAGTTCGGCCGCAAGGCCGACATCGCCTGGGAGGCGTTCATCGACGACGACCTGGGGGCCTTCCGCGACATCCCCGCCGCCTTCGCCACGGCGGCCAAGAACACCGACTTCTACGAGTTCAGCACCCTGTGGGTGGCCAACGCCACCTTCTTCAGCGCCGGCCACAGCAACAAGGGCACCGGGGTGCTGAACGAGGCCAACCTGGGACTGGCCATCCAGGCGCTGCGCTCGCAGAAGGACCCGAGCGGCTCGCCCATCCTGATCCAGCCCCGCTACCTGGTGGTGGGTCCCTCGAAGGAGATCGCCGCCCGCAAGCTCCTGCAGTCCCTCGTCTTGACCTACGCCGGAGGCGCCGGCGCGAGCCCCAGCGCCTACCCGACCGCCAACGTCGTGGCCCAGCTCGGCCTGGTCCTGAAGATCAACCCGTGGATCGAGATCATCGACGCGACCAACGGCGCGACCTCCTGGTATCTCTTCGCCGACAAGGCGAACGTGGCGGCGGTGGAGATGGGCTTCCTGCGCGGCTATGAGGATCCGCAGATCTTCATGAAGGCGGCCAATGCCCTCCGCATCGGCGGCGGCGAAGTGAGCCCGTTCGACGGCGACTTCGACGACGACGACATCTGGTACAAACTGCGCCACTGCAACGGTGGCGCGACCCTGGACTACCGGGGGGCCTATTGGAGCGATGGCACGGTGTAAGCCGCGCCGGCGCCCCACTGCCCGGGTGGGATGGTCACCCCGTCCCACCCGGGCCTGGGGGAACCGATGACCGAACTACGACCGACCACGATTACCGAAGAGTTCCTGGCGCTGATCCTGGCCGAGCTGCGCGCCCTGCGGGCCACGACCGCCCAGCTGGCCCACGAACTGGAGCGGCCGGGCGTGGTTAGCGCGGCCCCGGCGCCGCCCTGTCCGGAGGAGCCGGAGCGCAAACCGCGCCGCCGGCGGCCGCGCCCGGAGCCCGGGCCCGGGGGCGTCGTGGATCCAGGGACCAATCCGAACAGCGGCTAGAGGTGCGCGATGCCCTACAACGCGGACAACACGGGGGTGACCGCCCTGACCGGGGTGACCTATACGGCTAGCACCATTCCGACGACGACCCAGGTCAGCAACTTTCGCACGGAGTGCGCCGCCGACATCAACTCGATCCTGAAGTCGCGCGGCTACAGCGTGCCGGCCACGGGCGCGAACGACATTGTGCTCCTGGCCGGCTACGAAAACCTGGGGGCGGCGGTCAAGGCGGAGCAGGCCGCTTACCGCGGGAACGTCCAGCAGCCCCGCGTCACCGAGTGGAACAAGAAATACGAGGACTTCCTGAACCGGCTGCGGCTGGGCCAGGCCGACCTGATCGACCAGACCGCCGAGGGGGACCTGGAACCGTACTGGACGAGCGCGCCGACCCTGCGCCGCGACGACTACTTCGTGCCCGAGGAGAACCGGTAATGGCTGGCCGCCCCACGACCCGCGCCCTGCGCTCGGCCAAGACCACCACCATCCGCCTGGCCGGCTGCACCATCCACGTCAACGTGCCCAACACGGACGCCTGGACGCGCTACTTGGCCGAGCTGATCGGGCGGGCCAAGGACCTGCAACCGGTCTTGGAAACGTTCGGGGCCTACATGGTCACCGGCTCCCTCCAGCGCAACTTCGAGGCCGAGGGCCGGCCGGCGCCCTGGGCCCCTTTGAGCCCGCTCTACGCCGCGCGGAAAGCAAGGCGCTACCCGGGCCGACCCATCCTGGTAGCGTCCGGCCAGATGCGCGCTGGCTTCCAGTGGCGCGCGACGAAGCAGACGCTCAAGATCTGGAATACCCGGCCCTATTGGAAGGCCCACCAGTACGGCTACCCGCCCCACAATCTGCCGGCGCGGGTCATGCTGTTCTTGCAGAACGCCGACAAGGCCGTGTTCACGCGCTGGGCGCGGCGCTACATTACGACAGGTGAGCTATGAACGACGCCTTTGCCTGGGAGATGGAGGGCCAGGTCCGCACCATCCTGATGGCGGACTCCGATCTGCTGGCGGCGATGGCCGTCTTCGTGCGCGGGATCCTCCCCGACCCGGTGCCCCAGCACTACTTTCCGTTCGCGGAGATCCTGGTCGACACCGAGGATGAGGACGCGGGCGGCACGACGGCGATGGACTTCTACGTCTACCGGGGCTTCCTGCAGTTCACAGCCCTGGTGCCGGACAACCTGGCGCCGGTCGCCAAGCTGATCGACGTTCCCAGTTATCAACAGGTCAAGGCCTGGGCCCACCGGGCCATGTTGCTGCTCAACGCCGCGCAGAGCTTGAACGGCCTGGTGAGCGCCGATACCAAGGAGGCGGTCCGCTCGGTAGAGGTCACTCTGCCTAAATACGGCATCGCCCAATCGCGCGGCCGGCCCAACAACGTCGACGCCCTGGCGATGGTCGAGTTCACGGTCCATACCGTGAGGAGCAAGGTATGATGCGCAAGTTACGCTACAACGGCCTGGGGATGCGCCTGGTCCCGGGCGGAGAGCTGGTCACCGGCCAGGTGCTCGAGGTAGAGGAA